ATGGCATCGATGAAACGTCCCCGTCTGAAGAGTGTACAGCCTCGATCGGACGCCAGCCTTGAGCTTACCTTTACCAATGGGCAGCATTTCACCCTGGATATGAGCGATGCGCTCAAGACCTATCCTGGCTTGGCGCCACTGTCCAAGCGCAAAGCGTTTGAAGGCGTCGTATTGGGCGACCGAGGATGGTCGGTGGAGTGGCCAGCGCTGGATATTCAGATTGGTGCGGATACCCTGCTACTGGACGCGCTTGCCCAAAACGCACCTGATGAAAACACCCGAGTTTTCATTCGCTGGCGTTTGCGGCACCGGATGACGCTCGACCAGGCTGCCGAAGCGCTGGGAGTCAGCGCCCGCAGCATCAGCCGCTACAGCAGTGGTCGTGAAGCGGTACCACGCACATTGGCGCTGGCTTGCCTGGGTTGGGAGAGTCTGGAGCAGAAAGCCGCCTGACAGGGCTTTTTGAGCCCTGTCGGAGGGCTTGAGCTTTCGCTATTCTGGCCTGAGATTGCCCGGGGCCGCTTTGCGGCCCATCGCGACGCAAGGTCGCTCCTACAGAAGACGCGGCGTGCTTTTGAATCTTTTACTCTGCGCGACGGTGCAGCCTGGAAGAGCCACGGGTTGTCGCTATGGGATTGTTGAGGCCGCTCTACGGCCGAGTCGCCACGGCGGTTGCCCCGTAGCGTGAGCAAGCTGAATGCACAGCGTCTTGCGCAAGGCTGGGGGAATCCATACCTCCTAGCCGAAAACAAAAAAGGCCCACCTTTCGGTGAGCCTTTTTTGATACTGCGTATGGTGCCGGCACCAGGAATCGAACCCGGGACCTACTGATTACAAGTCACCTGCACAGAACAATGAAATCAATGACTTACGTCACTTTCTTGTTACGTGCCAACGCCCGAAAACCCAGTGTTTTCAGGGGGTTGCAAGGGCTTGTTACGCAAGGGGGCGGGGGGGCTTTGTATCGGAGGGGTCTACCAGCGGAAGGCTCATGTCATAGATATCGAGCATTGCCTCGTCACGGTGGCCGCTGGCCTCCTGTTTGTCTGCTCGATTACCTGGTGTGTCGGTGATGCCGCGTCGCTTGAGGTCGTGCAGGCCGTAGCGCTGCTCCTCGAGGAGCACGCCCGCTTCGACCGCCTTCGTCATGAAGCGCTGCCAGGCGGTGTCCAACCCTGACTTGCTCAGGGCTGTTCCTTGGCTGCTAACGATCAAGGGCCGGCGCTCCGGGCGCAGGGGAGTGGGGAAGCTGCGAGCTGTCCATATCCTCAGCCGGTAGGCCTTGGCCTCGTCCCATACAGCACGCAGGCGCGGGGTCCAGCGGACGATGTTGTCCCTGCTGCCCTTCCGGCGGTTTGTCTGAACACCCTCCTCGAGCTCGTTGGCGTCGGTCAGAGTAACGACCTCAATGCCGCGCAGCCGGCACAGGTAAGCCAGCTCCATCGCGATGCTCAGGTAGGCCGGGCAACTGCTGGGTTCATTGCGATGCAGGCGGCCAAGGGCCTTGGCCCGATCGATCATTTCTTCCATCACCGCGACAGACGGCAGGCGGCGCTGCCGGCGCTCCTTTGGCGCCTCGATGCCCTGGGCAGGATTGCTGTCCAGGTAGCCGCGATTGCGCCCCCACATCATCACGCGGCGCAAGTATCGCAGCACATGGGCAGCTTTCGACGGAGTGCCCTCGCCTGAGATCTTGTCGACAAGGCGCTGCACCAGGGCGGGAGAGAAGCGCCGTACTGCCAGATCGCCAAGAGGCTTGCCCATCCTGGTCGGCTGGTTCACCAGAACATCATGGCAGTAGACATAGTCGGCTTTGGTACGGGCCGTTAGATCGTCTTTGAACTGTGGGCTCAAGTGGAACTGGTCGCACAGGTAACGCAGGGTCTCGCGGTCGGCGTTGCTGACCTCGTCCATGATGCGATGCAGCTCGGCCAGCGTGGCGTCGACCGGCGCCACGTTGCGCCGGCACTGCTTGCCATGCTCGTCCCGGTGGGAGGTGTACCAGACCCCGGAACCCCGGTGGTCAAAGTAAATAGCCGCGGGGAGCGCGGCTTGGTCGATATGGCTTGGGATGTGCGGGTTATGTTTCCGCTTGCGGGCCTTCTTCATAGGATGTCGGCGTCGTATCGCTCCGGTTGGCCGGGCCCAACGCCCCCGGCACGGTTGATAAGATCAATTGTAGTCCAGGGCCCGGACTTACCGCGGAACATGCGGATGCCCTGCTGGACCAGGGTTTTCTCTACGTCTGATCGACGTTGGTAGCCTGTGATGCGCTGCAGGTCCTCAAAACTGAGAACGTCGCTGGTTCCATTCCCCATACCATGTCTCGCAAAAGCGCCCGCCGGCATTGTCATAGATCGCCGGCGGGGTGGTTATTAGAAGTTGTAGGCAGACTTTCTAGAGTCTTATATGTCCAAGGCGGCGCGGGCTTGCCAGCCTTTCCACTCGCTTTCTATTGATTTGTAGGAGTAGTTCCCGTTTTTGGTACGAGCACGGAGAGGTGGGAATGAGATCTGTCCCTCAAACGCCGCCCGTTCATCGCGCTCAACCGGCTGAGCCCGGCTGTTCCATCCGTCCAGCTTGTCATCGCTGAACACAGGGGCCGAGGCGAAGCACTCCGTGCATTCGACGAACCAGTCCGGATCTGGCCCGGCGGTGCAGCGGGAATCAGCCTTGCCGCCGCAAAATGGGCACGGAAGAAGATCTGTGTTACTCATCCTGATGCCACCCTCAGTTGTTGCGCTGTGCGGTGAATTGAACATGTGGGTCAGTGCTGCAGCGGTTGGCTGCGAACAGATCCGGCTGTGCCATTTGTGCGCCAAGTTTGTTGGCCAAAGCGCGTGCAGCTGCATCGGCGCTGATGGTGCTGCTGGCTGTAGCCTTCTCGCCGCGCGCCCGGGCGGTGTAAGTGCCGGCGCTGAGGCGAACGCTGATGACCAGGTCGTGGCTTGCGGTTTGGTTAACGTGCATGTTGGCGCCCCTGCTTCGCTCTCTTGGCTTCGACGTTGGCCATGTAGGCCTCCCATTCAACAGATTTCCGCTGCTGGCGGATCTGGCTGCAGCGCTGGTGCTTCCTGGTGGAGCGCGCCTTGTTGCAGATGTCGCAGTGGTTGGGCAGGTCCAGCGAGTGACTGGCCAGGCGTGGTCGAGTTTGCTGGCTCACGCGCTCACCTCCGAAACGGCGACATCCTCGAAGCAGGGGAGATCAACCTCGGCACCCACAACCCTGATTCCGCACCATCCAAAGCTGTCACCCTCGACGCGGCCACCCCAGCCCTCGCTGTCATGGAGCCTTTGGGTGGTCTTCTCGCAGTACCAGCGGTCGGCATCACCGAAGTCGGCGCCACGGTCCTCTAGGATCTCGCACATCACCTCAAGCCCAGCAAGCCGAATCACTGTTCGAACAACATCCCCATCTTCCTCGTCCAGCCTGTCCTCAGCGCTGGTCCAGAAACTGTTGATTTGCTGCGCCCGTTCAGCGGTCAGACGGTCGAGGTCGACCTCGAGCACGACCTCGAAATCTTTCCAGGTGTCCTTAACCTTGAAGCGCTTGATGTTTGCTGGAGTGGTCATTCGGCTTTCCCCTGTACAGGGGTGCGTGCCGGCTCAAATGCCAGAAGCAACCCGGCCATGTAGTCAATGACTTGCATGGCGTTATCGTCTTCCTCGCCGAAAACTTCGCGGGCCATCGCTTCGGCGCGGGAAACAGCCGATTGCCAGTCTGCTGGTGGTGCCTCCGCAACAACGTCGGCGTCCCAGCCAATGGCTCGGCGCCGGCGCATCAGGTTAAGGGCATTGGCAGCGTCCTTCGCCAGGCCGTGATAGCTGCCGTCAGCCAGGACATCTACAAACGCCTCCAACGCATCCATGGCCGCAAGGCCGTGTCCCATGCTCCAGGCTACGACCTCGCTGCCGTCCACTTCCCGCGGGACAGTCTTGCCAGAGGCGCCGCGAATCACCAGGGTGTCATAACGCATTGTGTTAGCCTTCTGTGCGTCGACTTCGGGGGTTTCTACTTGCATGTGGTTCTCCTTGGGTTTGGCAGGTGCCAGGGAGCTGCAACTCCTTGGCACCACTTCTCTTTCAAATCAGTTACGGCGGGCCAGGTGCACGACCAGGTCATCGAACTGGGCGTCGTCCTCAACGGAGGACTGCCAGGCCAGCACGTTGTGGATCTGGGCTCGGGTGCAGTCGTCGACCAGGATCTCGCGCTGGCCACCGTTCACCCGGACTTCCAGGATTGTCAGCAGGCCATCCTCGGCATATGCGCCGGCGTTGATGACGGGGTAGTTGTGGCCGGCCTGCACCAGGCGGTCTTGCTCCTGCTGCAGCTGGCTGCGGCCGCAGGCGCTGGCGTTTCCGATCAACACACGAATTTGCATAACGACTCCTTGTTCAGGCCTGGAACATCCAGCACTTGACGATGGGTTGTTTGGTGACGGTGTAGTTGCTGCTCTTGGCCTGGTGGGCACGTACCGCGCTATCGACGGCCTTGTTGACCTCGATGAGCTTGCGGGAGCGGGAGTCTTTGAGCCGATCGCGCAGCTCGTTGATGTCGGCCAGCTTCTGCCGGTGCTCGGCCGCGCACTTGACGAAGTCGTTGAGGTTGATGGCGATGAGGTGATCTTTCTTGCTGTGGTTGACCACTGGGCCATCAGCGTCCAGGCCTTGCAGGTACTCGTACACCTCCCAGAACTCAGCCACGACGGGGTGATCCGAGCTGATTGAGGCCTGGCGCTCGATCGCCATCCGAACGAGCTGGGCGCGGGTGTGGCCCACCTGGTTATCGCTCAGCGGCAGCACCAGGCGCAGGCAGTCGAGCAAGGCCAGCATTTGCGCGTGGTTGTAGATGATTCGCTCCACGCGGATGTAACCGCTGAGTTTGTTGCCGCAGTGGCTACAGTGGTTTTCCTCGCCCTGGAATGGCGTCTCGCAGGCGAAGCAGTGCGAGTGCAACGCTCGCAGCTTGGCCTCATAGACGGGCAGGCGTTCCGCGAACAGCTCCAGGACCTCGGCCTCTTTCCGCACGGCGCGCAGCAGGAAGTTGCTGAGCAGTGCACCGTCCAAGCCATTCAGCCGGTCGGCCGCGGCTCGGCTTTCAACCGTCACCTGAGGGCGAACGAAGTGCAGCTTCACGATACGGGTCATGATCGCTTCGGATGCCACCACGGGGGCGTTCTGGCTGATCGCGATGGTGCCGCGGAAGGGCGGCTCATAGGTTTCGTTGCCGGCGGTCTTGACGCCCTTGGTCGCCAGCGTGCCGCCGCCGAAGTAGTCCTTCAGCTCGTCCCACTCGAACGTCTTGGCGTGGCTCTTGTCATCGCCGCTGCGATCGGATTCGAGCAGAACCACCGGCATGCCGGACACTTGCCCCATCAAGCGGCTGCGGCCTGCCTTGGTCGACTTGGCTGGGTCGAAGCCTTCGTAGCCTTCGCGGCCGAACAACTTCCACAGGAGGGTGAGCAAGGTGGTCTTGCCGGCGCCGGCCTCGCCGGTGGCCTCCAGGAAGGGGAAAGACTGGTACCGGTGGCGGATCTGCTCGGCGAACAGTGAACCAAACCAGAAGTTGAGCGCGACGATGCCCTGGGGGCCGAAGCAGGTCCAAAGTAGGTCCAGCCATTCCGGGCTATAGCGTTTGTCGTCCCGCTGCAGCGCCATCTTCACGCCCTTCTGCAAGCTCTTGAGCTTGAGCTTGCCCATCTCGAAGAATTCCTCTTCGTTGACGCCCACGATCTGGCCATCACGGACAGCCACTTCGTTGAACACGTAGCAGCCGTACTCGCGGCTGTAGCCGATGTAATCGATGGTCTGGACGGTTTTGATGCCGAAAAGCTGGTCTTTCATGATCTTGTCCAATTGCTGTCCACTACCGGTGAACACGGCTCCGGCACCCATGCCGAGAAGTCTTTTCTTGAATTCGCTTGCGGTGGCCACCTGGCTGCCGGTGAAGGTGTTTTTCACGGCCGCGCCGTCGTGCGGGAAGTCGACGCGGAAGAAGTACCAGGACTCATCGGTGATCTCGTTCCGCTGGTAGTACAGGGCCTTCGGGTAGCAGTTCGCGATCTCGACCACGCAGCCGGACATGCGCAGTGCCTTGGCCCGGCGCCCTTTGTCGTTGAGCTGCTGGTCTTCCTGGCTCTCGCTCGAATCAAGCGCCTGCATGGCGCTGTTGAACTTGGAAATGTCGAGGCGCCACCAGTACAGGCGGGAGTCGAAACCGAAGTGAAATTCCTCGCGCTCGCGCCACTGGTACAACAGCAGTGCCTTTTCCACCGCGCTCTCCGCGATCAGCAGCGCGCCGTGGTGCTTGGCCTCGTCCAGGTCGTGCTTGATGCGGTCGGCCCGGGCTTCGTCGTCGTCCAGGAACGCCCAGCGCTGATGGAGATCGTTCCAGTCGACCTTTCGGGAGTCTGGCTGCGGGATCTGGGCTGCTTCGCATGTAAAACCAAGCGCTCGGGCCTGCTTAACCCACGCCTTGGTGTATTTATGCGCACCTGGTTCGTTGTCGAGCGCCCAGATCAGCTTCGGCGTCTTGCCCTCGCAGGTGGCAATCAGAGCCTTGAGCGATTCTTCGGGATAGGCGTTCGACGACAGCGCAGCCACGGCCGCAATGCCGTTATGCAGCAGAGCGATGGCGTCGAAGATGCCCTCGACGATCCACAGCTCTTTCACCTCTTGCAGGTCGACGCAGGGTGGGCACCACCAGTGGCCCTTGTAGCTTTTGCCTGGCTGGAAGCGCGCCTTCTTTTTGCCGAACCGTGCCGGCTGATCGATCAGGCGCTCCCAGTACCCGCCGTGCTCGAGCGGAAAGCGCACAGTGGCCGAGCCGATGCCCAGATCGCGGTCAAAGTAGTTCTCCTGGGTATACCAGCCTTTGACCAGGTTCAGGTCGAAGCCGCGGGCAAAGGTGAGGTAGGCGATGGCGCTCGCTGCTGGCTCTTTGTCAGTGGCAGGGGCGCGCTTGCTCCAGTCGTCGAACAGATCTGGGTAGATCTCTTTCACCGGCGCCATGTAACGGCACTTTTCCTCACGGCCGCAGCGGATGAACCAGGGGTTATCGTGTCGGGAGAACAGGCGTTTCTGGCTGCACTGCGGGCAGGTGCCCTTGCGCATGTAATCGGTGCCAGCCATGTGCTGCAGGCCGAAGTCGCTTTCCAGTCGCTGCAATACGTCTGCGCGCAACTGGAGTTCCATGGGCTGTCGAATCACTGCGAACGCTCCGCAGTTGTGCCCAGTTTGCTTTCGAGTGCCTTACGAGTCCGGCAGATGCCCTGCAGGTGAGGTACGTCAGCGAGCACCTTGGGGCCTCGTTCCCCTTGAGGCACGTTGCGATACCGGTCGGAGTACCAGACCTCAGCCATGGTGAGGGTGTACTGGCTTTGGAGCCACTGCAGGTAATGCTTCGCCTGGTGCTCGTCCAGTTCGATTTGAAGGGTGATCTTGCTCATGTCAGCCACCAGTGGAATGCAGTTTCCCCTTACCCACGCGGGACGGGGCATCGGGAAGGGGTTTGTTCGGAGTTACTTCAGAGGTCGCGGTGTTGAAGCATGCGGCGCGGCAGATAGCGTGCCGGTACCTGGTAGCGGTGCTGGGTGATGGTGTCCAACAAGATGAGTTGAGGGCGGTAGATCCCGCTGGAGGGGGAGACGCCAATCATCTGCAGACGCTTGGTGGTCTTGCTCTCGAACTCAGCAACGGCAAGTTCGGCAATGCGCTGTACCAGGTGGGGTGGGACCTCCAGAGACTGGGTCAGGTACACGCGGCAGCTCTCTAGCACCTGGTCATCGCCAGAAAGGTGCAGGCCTTCACGGCGGAACAGGTAAGCCACTGCCGCGCGCTGCATAGCGTCCCGGTAGTCAGTTTCGTGGTCGGTGATCAGGGCGATGGCGTTCATGCGGTTGCTTCCTCCATGTCCAGCTGGTCGAGCAGATCGGGTTGGTTGTTCTGTGACGCGGATTTCATGGCCTGACGACGAATTGCCACCGGGGCAACAGGCAGTCGAACTGACGGGTTCGGCATGCCGCTGGGGCTCATTTCGTGGGTCATTTCGAACTCAGCCCGAACGGACCAGCCGCAAGCCTCGTTCACGCATTGCAGGTAGGCGATGCGCAGGAAAATGTGGGTACCTTCACTGGTCCGGATACGCATCTTGTTGCTGCAGTGCGGGCATACAAGTTTGTAGGCGCTGCTCATTTGCTACGCCCCCGCTTCTTCTGCTTGCCGTATAGCTGGATGGTCGCTGCAACCTCTGCCGTGCGTGCAGCCATGTAGCAGGTGAGCGCCTGGATGATGGCCATCGCTTCGTGAGGCTCGATGACGCCATCCTCGATCGACACCGCGATGAGCTGATCAATATGCCCAAGCTTCGCGTCGGTTTTGAGAGAACGCTGGTACAGCTCGACGTTGTCCAGATCTTCCGGTCTGGTCAGGGGCACGAACATGCCGCCATACAGCCTGGCAACGAATTCCGGCAGGTGAGTGGTGTTGGTGTCCTGCTCCAGCTGGTGAATCTGGTCATAGCTCAGCGGACGGCTACCAGCGTTCTCGTACATGCGGTTGTCGAATTGCTTGAGCTGAAGACCAAGGCGTTGGGAGGCGCATTCGCGACCGCCTGGATAAGCGCAGACAACGGCGCTCACTACCTGGCGCAGGCTCTCTAGAACGGGGGATTTCATGTTCTGGTTTCTTCCTTGGGCCAGGAATGGCTATTTTTCGATCTCGCCGATCTTGATACCGAGCAAAACAGCAGCGCGGTGTGCTTCTCCACGGAGGCATTTTTTCTGCCCATTGAGGACGGCATACACGGTGGAGGGGGTGAGACCGTTTCTCAGGGCCCAGTCCTTCGCTGAAATTCCCTGTCGTGCGAGACGAGCGCGGGCCTCTTGGCATGCTTGCTCGGTTGGGTAAGTGTTCGGCATAGTCTCGTTTCGTGTGATTTCGTGTGATAGCAAGCCCAGATTATTCAACATTCGTTGAATCGTCAAGAATTGGAGTTCCGTTTTGTTGAATATCGGCGAGAGGCTGAGAGAGGAACGTGTCCGTCTTGGCTACAACCAGGCGGATTTCGCTGCCATTGCAGGTGTCGCAAAAACGTCACAGTTCAACTACGAAAAGGGTGATCGAAGCCCGGATGCTGCTTACCTGGCAGCAGTGGCTGAGAAAGGAGTCGACGTTCTTTTTGTGGTTACAGGTGAGCGCAAACCTAAGCCAACGCAGGGCATCAGTGCTGGGGAAGCGCAGTTGCTTGAGCGATACAGACAAATGTCGGACGAGGGACGGGCGACAGTGAATAGCGTCAGTGAAGCGTTGGCGACTTTTAATCTAAAAGGATGATTCAGACGGCATGGACACACTAGTTGGCATTTTGGTCTTCGCTGCAATTACAGCAATCTTTGTAAAAATGGTAAGGCGAGCGAATGCAAGAGGCCGGGACTTGCAGGAGCTGATTGACGTCAAGCCAGAGCGTTATGTCAGACCAGAACCGCTGTCCAAAGAGCAGAGAAAGGCGCTGAATTTCGGTAAAAATCAGCCGCGAGAGCATAAAGTCAAGTCTTCCTCTGGTGTGCCTGACACCAAGCCTTCAAAGGCGGCAGCAAAGCCGACGCGTGCTATCAGCAAGGGTTGGAGCGTGGGGCAAGTAGAGTTCATGTATGAAGACGCTGAGGGCGATATCACATTCAGAACGGTCACTGTCCATTCTGTTACTCGAAGCTATCTCAAAGGCGAATGCCACGACCGGCGGGCAGAACGTACCTTCCGCATAGACCGGATCATTGGTGACCTCACGAACTGCGAAACCGGTGAAATTCTCAGCCCGAAGCAGTGGGCGAGTGACAACGCGTAGTGCTGGGGCAATCGGGAGTGAGATAAATATTTTCACCTCTGGCGATGACACACAAAAACAGCGTGTAAATGGGTGACTCCCAAGCGTTAAGTACGAGGCCATGGTGGCGTCGAGCGCTTGAAATGGAGTTTCTATGCTGGATCGCAAGTGCCCAAGTCTGAAGGACCTATTTCGTGTTGTATGGCTGTTCTGTCGTAGAAGCGAGGAACAACGCCGGCACATCGCGATGATTCTTGAGGCGTTTGAAAAGCAGGACCTAACCTAACCTGAACGCGGCCCCGGAGCTTTAATGCCGGGGCTGTTTCATTGCGTGCTCGCCTTCAGATTTTCCCATTCCCGATCTGCTGCTTTCTGAGCAGCTTCCTTGTTATCAAAGACACGCTTGATTCGCTTCGGGCGGGTTGCATTGCCAGCTGTCACTGAAGCCTCTTTGCCGGTGGTCTTGTCGCGATAAAACGCCACCACACCTGTGTATGTCCCGCCTTTTTCCTCTTCGTACAGCCCATCAACGGAGTCTTCCGGCAATTTGCTTTCCAGCTCCAGGCTGGTGGTGTAGCCGTTGTCTGCCGTGAGGCTGTGCTGAACATTCCCCCCGTACCAGACGATGGCGTCGATCTCACTTTTGACGCCTAGCAGGCTGTAGGTCAGCTCGGGGATAAGGTCTGCACGACCTTTGGCCAAGCTGTAACTGAGGGTCGCGCTCCCTCGCTGCAGGCGGTTGAGCTCGGAGCGCGCCGCTCGCAGGGCGGAGTCACGATCGCTGTAGGTGTGGCGCAATTCCTTGACCTTCTCGCCGCCGCCGGCAATCGCTTCCTGCTTTTTGGTGCTGCCGACGTCGTAGTAGTAGGCCTTCACTGAGTCGTAGCTATCCCGATCTGCCTGCAGGAAGCGATGGCCATCACCATCCGACCGGGTCAGCGTAATATGTGGCAGAGCAGCGCCACCTGCTGTCTTTCCTCCGCCGGCCGGTAGGCAGATGAGGCAGCCGGCTTTCACACTGATAACCGCGTCGTGCAACTCGCCCAGGCGCGTGAGCATGTTGGCATCCGACTCGTTGGCCTGGTCGAGATGCTTCACTGCGCGTGCTGCGACCTCTGGCGCAATTTTCGGTGTGAGCCCGTACGCGCTGGCGATCTCGGTGAGGACTGCGCCCAGCGTGACTTCGCTCCAGCTGCGTTCACGTTTGGTTTTCAGAGACCCACGCAGGTCTGCGGATCGAGCCCGGATGCTGAGGATGTCGGGAGCGCCGCTGTGCTCGGTTTCGTCGACCGTGTAGGAGCCTTTATCGACAAGTCCTGTGTCGCTCCAGCCCAGCCACAGCTTCACTACGGCGCCCTTCGGGGGAATCTCCAGCAGGCCGTCGTGGTCGCTGAGGGTAATGCTCAACTGATCAGCCTCCAGACCGCGGTTGTCGGTGAGTTCAAGTGACATCAACCGTGGACTGATGAGCCTGGCGATGTCCTTACCATCAACGGTCAAGCGGAATGCGGGCACCCCGTACGCGCTGTCACGCTGCAGTCCCTGCATCGCATCGGTTAGGTACCCGGTCAGTTGGTCCAGTCCGGTCACAGCAGCGCCCTCAGAATATTGGATGACGTCGCGACGACAGCCCCCATCAGGTCGACTCGGCCGTCATCGACCCGCTTGAGCGTCAGGCTAAACTCGATGCGGCGTGCGGTGCCGTCCTGGAAGAACACGGATCGTGTTTCGCTGAGGCTCTCGATGACAAACAGTCCGTAGACCCTGCCGGTGCCCTCGACCAGAGCCCAGGCTTTGCCGGTGTTCGCCATGGCCCGGATCTCGTCAAGGCTCATCATCGAGCCGGCCAGCTCGGGCAGCAGCACCCCTGGTAGCGTGAAGTCGTCTTCACCACGGCCGAGAAACTGGCGCGCAGGTTGTGCGCCGATGCGTGAGTTCGCGGCATGGCGCCAGTCGGTTTGGCGCTGCAGCTGCTGATACGCCAGTGTAGGCAGGCTGAAAATGAACATGCCCAGGGCAAGCATCATGTGGTTTACTCCAGATCGGTCAGGCTGCTGCGCTGACGCGCAGATTTCGATCGCTCTCGGCGATCCAGTTCGGCGCTGACTGCTCGCGCAATGGCTTGAGCATCCATTCCAGGGCTGGTCGGAATCGAGATGTGATAGACGTCGTGGCTGTCATATGTGACGGGTGGCGCCGCCGCGATCGGCGGACGGCGGTCCACGGTTACCGTAACCGGGACGATCGACTGCGGATCAGCACTCGCAGCCTGTACTGTCGGAGTTTGCGGTACCACTGGACGCGCATCAACGCCGCCGGCATGAGCCAGTTGCAGCGTAACGGCGGTCAGCGCGCCGACCAGTGACTTGGTACCAACTGTCAGGCCCAGGGCAAGGTTGGCTGATAGTCCTGGCATCGGGTCGGGATAGGACTGCTGCACCGTACTGGTTGGTTGGGTGGCTGGCAGTAGTGGCGCTTCGCGGGCCGGGGCCGACCACAGATTTGGCGGCGTAAGGGCGTTTGTCAGCGCACGCAGGCCATCACCAATACTGGAACTGGCGTTTGTGCCATCCCCAGCCTCGCCTGCTGCCGTAACCTGTGCCACTGGCGTCTGCTGGGCTACCGGCTTGGCCTCGACGCCGCGCGTTTTGTCCAACATACGGCTCAAAGCGGTCAGGCCGGCGTCTTGCGAGTCGGCATTTGTAGGGGCCTTGTAAACAATGGCTTTGGGCGCGTCTTGTGAGCCACCGCCCGAGTGTTGCTCGGTGACCAACTGATGCGGTGCTTCTGGCCTGGCGGTGTCCAAACCTCGAACAAGCGTACGGCCTATCGCGGTAAGCGCGGCGATCAAGCCATTGGGGGCGGGCGCCGGGCTGCTAGCAGGTTCACCTGGAGCAGCCGGCGAGGCTGCCATCACCATGGGGTGGGAGATTGGCGGCCGCAGTAATTGTTTTCCATCATCATCCCGGGCAAGGGTGTGGCTCATACCCGCCAGCGCTGCAATCAGTGGGGCTGTATCGGCCCGCGATGCTGGGGTGTCCGCTGTAGATGTAACGATTGGAGCCTCGACCGATAGCGGCAAGGGCACAGAAGGTCTTGGCACTTGCGCCTGGGCTTCGATCGCTGGGGCCTGCGCCACCTTGGTGCTCTTGAGTGCTTCGCGGAGTGAATCAATACTGGCGGTCAGCCCTTGCGGAACCGCTGCAAACTGATTCGGCAAACCGGCACCGGTCAGCGGGGGCTGCACGCCAGGAAGCTCTTGGGTGGTTGGGTTGACGTTGTCCACCTGGAGCGCCGCAGCTTTCAGCTCAAATGAACCAGCCTTACGCAACTGCTGCCCCATCTTCGCGACCGCGTCGATAGGTTGCTGGGCACCGTTGTTCAGGCCTTGGGCGAGCCCTTCGGTTGTGAAGCCACCCAGTTCTGCAAATACTCGGGAAGGGCTATGTATTCCGAGCTTTTCCTTGAACCAGCCAATGGCCGAGCTGCCGATGTTGGTAACCGCATCCTTCACCGCGCCCAGCCCTGCTGTCAGCCCGTTGACCAGGCCATTGACGATCATGCCGCCGAACTCGGTGAAGCGTGACGGTAGGTCGATGCCCAGATAGCTGAGCACCCCGGCGAAGGCCTGGTAGATCAGTTCGATCGGGCTGAAGTTGGCCAGGACCGCGAGAATCCCGGCAACTCCACCGCTGAAACCGGCTTTGATTTCGGCCCAGGCATTCGAAAAGTAGGCCTTCACCTGGTCCCAATTCTGGTAGAGCAGGTAACCGGCCCCGGCAATCGCTGCTACAGCGGCCGCGATCGCCAGGGTTGCCGGGTTGGCGGCCAGCCCCCACAGGGCAATTGATACACCCCGGATGGCGGTCAGCAGTGCGCCAGACAGCACGCCAACCAGCTTGCCCACTACCGGCAGGATGGCGCCGCCCTTGATGGCGAACATTGCCATGCCGTATCTGGCCAGTGCAAACGGGCCGAGAAGGCTTGCCATGGCTATGGTCAAGGTGCCCATGCCCGTGACCAGAACAGCCACGGCTGCCGCGCCTTTGGCCAGGCTAGCTGCAAGCTCTGGGTTCGCCTCGATCCAAGCGCGTGCCGCGCCGACTATGCCGGTGACGGTCTGGACAATATCGCGGAGCGGGCCATTTTGCCCGTCCATGAGCGAGCCGATCATCGCGCTCCAGGTTCCGGTGAGCTTATCCAGATCACCACTTAGGTTGTCGCGGAACGTTTTGCCCATTTTGTCGGCCGCGCCGGTTACGTCCCCGAGAGCTGTCGTTCCGTCAGCTAGAGCCTTCAAAAAATCAGGGATCTGGTCGACGGCAAGATCTTCCACCGGCGTACCGAACAGCGAAATCGCGGCATTGGCTCGCTCGGCAGGATCTTTGATGCGTAGCAATGCTTTCGCCGTCTTGGTCAGCGCGTCACGGGCAGAGGGGCCACCCTTTGCGATAGCAGAGGACATCTTCGCAGCGTTCAAGCCAATGGATTTGTACGCTTCCTGGCTTGATTTCGACATGTCAGAGCCGCGAATCGAAAACTCTTTGATGGCGTCACCGGTTTTGTCCAAGGCGAACTTACCTTGCCGCGCTTGTTTAACTAGGAGGCTCATTGCCTCTTCGCCGCTGAAGCCCATATTGCGAAAGTGGGTAGAGTACTCCTGCAATATTTCTGGGATTTCGCCGCGCATTTGCACAGACATGTTTTGCATGCCGGCAGTGACAAGGTCGAACGCTTCGTCGCTACTCTTGGACAGCTTGTTCTGGAGCATAACGCCGACCATTTGCATTGCTTCAGCGACATCAATGCCCATCACTTGAGCAAGGTTGAGAGCTTTTCGTGCTGCGCTATTGAGCTCTTTATCGCTGACCTCACCGAGTGCACCCAAGGTGCTTTTGGCTGCAGATACCGCTGCGCCAATTTCCTCAATGTTGGTGCTGACGCCGTCAGTACGGATGTCGCGGACAATTTGTGTGTACTGATTGGCACGGTCAGGCGACTCCCCCGACTGCGCTGCAATCATCGAACCTTGCTGCCTAACCTCCAGCTGAGGCGCGAGTAGAGCGGCACCCGCCATGCCGGCGCCCACGCCTGCAGCAATCCCTGCTGCACCTGCACCAGCCATCTTGCCGGCGCGCCCCTGGGCTTTCTCAAGCCGTTCTTTGGCCTGGGCAGCTTTCCGCTGGGCAGCCGCCAGCCGCTTCAGCTGGGCCTCTTGCTGCTCAATGGTGGTGTTGGTCTGGGCCATTTGCTGGCGAAGGGCGGCGTTGTGCTGGTTCAGCTTACGGGTATCAATCCCGGCTTCACCGAGCCGCCGTTGGAGGCCTCGCAATGTCTCCTGCTCGGCCTTTTGCTGCTGTTTCAGCTCGTTGGTGGCGCGGATAGCGGCTTGAAACTCGGCCGTCATCTGCTTGGTTGGGGCGTTCACTGCTGACATTGCCCGGCCCATTTCCTTGACCTTGGCCCGGGCGGCATCCAAGGCCTGGGCTGTCTGGCGTGCCTGGGCGTTCTGCTGACGCCAGGCACCGACGTCCTTCTGCTGAGCATTCAGCTCTTTCAGACGATCGCGCGTCGCTTTGAGCGCGCGGGCGGTCTCCTGTCCGCCCTTATTGATCTGTCGCAGCGGAGCGGTGGCTTTGTCCACGGTGTCCAGTAGCAATCTCAGCCGTAGATCATTTGCCATCGTTGCTGCTCCTAACCCGCGCTCGCTCGCGCCAATCCATCAAATCGCGGACGGTCAGCCGGTCCATGTCGGCTGGCGTCCAGTGGAAAACCACGGCCAGGTCGGCCATGGCGTCTTCTACGCAACCAGGGATGCGTCCTTCTTCGTCTGCTTCTGCAGCAAAAAACCGGTGACCTTGCCGCCCAGGGCGACCAGATCAGCAGGGTCCAGCTGGGCCACTTCCTGGGCGTTCAGCTCACAGATCCGTGGCAGCAGCTTGATGAGGCTGGCCACATCCCAGTTCAGCAGCTCGGCCAAGTGCAGGCCGCGCAGCTCACCGGAACTTGGCTTGCGCAGGGTCACGGTGTCGATGACGGTGTTGCCGCGCTTGACCGGGGTGTCCAGCTCGACGGTGTTTTCGCCCAGCGCAGCGGCCTTGGCTTCGACTTCGATGGTTGCTTCGTTGACTTTTTCCATGATGACTCCGGTTACTAGGTTCAGATGCCAATAGCGCGACGTTGCTCAGCGAGCAGATCGACGCCATTGACGATTTCGATGAAGTTGAGGATGTCGATCTCGACGATGACTTCGCCGTTGACGGTGAGCTTGTAGTAGGTGAGGGGAGAGGTGATCGAGTGTTCGGTGTCCTCACCGGGCGTTGCTTCGCCCATGTCGATGGTTTCGTGACGGCCACGGACTACCACTTCGGCGCTCACGTACTCGCCGGTATCGTCCTGCTGGTAGGCACCGGTGAAGCGCAGCAGCACGCCGTCTGCTTTCACGGCACCGAACTGGCGCAGGGCGATGAGGTCCAGGCCGCCGAGCTTCCATTCCAGCTGCAGGCCGTCGTCGGACAGGCCCAGATCGGCCTTGGCGGTGCCGTTCATGCCGCCACCGCGGTAAGCTTCCATTTTCCGGGCCAAGACGGGCAGGGTGACGGACTTGCATACGCCCAGGTAGCTGTTGCCGTCGTTGAAAAGGTTCATGTTCTTGAGCTTGCGAGGCATTGCCATAGCAGCGGTCTCCGTCAGCTATTGATGCTGTTGGCGAAGTTCGCCAGGTAGCGGTCAGTGATGCGCTGGCGCAGCGTCAGGTCTTCCAACGGCGGCACAGGCGTGTAGTCGTAATCGATGAAGAGCTTGCCTTCCTTGAGCGTGGTGGCGCTGTTGGCCTCTTCGTCATACCAGGCGCTGCCACCGAGGATGTAACCGCCGGCGACCAGCTCGCGGAACTTGGCGTTGATGCCTTCCAGGATGTCCCGCACCAGAGAGCTGTGCATGGGCTTGTCCATCGCCCACAAATGGGCGTCGGCAATGCTGTCAGCCAGGACCTGGGCTGTGCGGGTGTAGTTTTCGAAGGCAAACAGCGGGTCGTCGGTGCAGGTGCGGCTACCCCAGAAGCGGAAACCGCTCTCGTTGATGAGGGTGGTTACCTCGTTGCCGTTGAGGTAGTTCGCATCGGTGGCAGGGTTCTGCAGGTCCCAGAAAACGTCGGCGCTGATGCCGGTCACGCCGTCGACCGGGATGTTGGACAGCGTCTTGTGCCACCCGACCTCCTGGTCGAGCTTCGCGCGCAAACCCAGGGCACGGGCTACGGCCGGGGCGGTAACGGTGGCGTTGGTGGTGGTGCTCCACTGCAGGAAGTCTGGCCAGATCACCATGGCTTCCCGGGCGCCGAAGTTCTCCCGGTAGGCGGTGGCTTCTTCCTTGGTCTTGCAGCCGTAGGCGCTGAGGTAGGCGAAACCACGGAGCTGCTGAGCAAGCGAGACCAGGGCAGTGGCCACTGGCAGGCTGTCCAGGCCTGGCACGCCGAGGATCCGCGGCTTGACCTTGAGTTGAGACTGCGCGGCCAGCAGCGCCTTCATGCCGGTGTATTTGCCCGAGGCATTGGTACCGCCAATGATGTTGCTGGTGGTCTCAGCAGCGGTCGTCCCGGTCGCCACGCGGACGACGATGGTCATCGGCTTGGTCTGGTCCGCGATAGCTTGCAGAGTCGGCGCCAGGGTGCCCTTGGTGCCCGCCTTTGCGATAGCGCTCTGGACGTTGGTCAGTAGCACTGCGGTATTGAGGGGGAACATCGTTGGATCGGCATCTTCTGCGGTGCAGACGACGCCGACAACGGCTGTGGAAATAGTGCGGATCGGCCTGGAGCCCTCGTTGATTTCGAGGACGCGCACGCCGTGGTGATATTCGCCGGCCATGGTAGGTGCCTGTGCAGTGGTGGGATGACACTGCACAGGCTGCCGCGCGCGACGCCCGGAGGCGATTGGGAAGGGCTGTAGGCTGCGCCCCTACAGATTCAAGCGGCGTTGCCCACGCCCTGGACACTGGCATGGATCGCTGCGATCGCCACGTCAGCGACCGCCTCCACAGCGTCATGGCTTGCCACTTTCAGCACGTCCTGCTTGCCTTTCAGGCGCAGCGCACGCAGTTGATACAGCGCCTGCTTCCAAGCGGCAGCCTCAGCCAGAATGCTATCGGTTGCGGCTTGTGCCTCCAGGCCGGCAGCATCCATCCAGGCCTGCACGGTCGGCGGGACCTCCCCTGAGCAGCCGGCAGCGGCGAACGCCGAGGCCTCATCGGCGGTCACCTGATACTCCACGGCGCGCAGCGAGTCACCCAACACAGCACGGCGAGCTGCGTCGGCAGCTTGGTCGATCTGGCGGCTCGCTACCAACATTGCAGCAGCCAGGGGCAGGGTGGAAAAATTGGAGCCCAGGTAGGTGCGGCCCTCAAACTCGATGGACAAATTGGTCGTTTGCATGGCTTTTTCCTTACAGGCTGTTCAGGTTGGTCAACAGATTGGACAGGGTCGCCGGGGCGGTGCCTGACGGCACTCCGAACACATAGCGACCGCCAAAGTTTGCCGGGAAGATGCAGTCATAGACCTCCAGCGCAAGCGCACTGTGAGATGCGCCGACCAGATAGGCCGCGGAGTCAGCGGCCGAGATCACTTCGCTAGACGACAATTTCACCGACGCGATAGCGGAACCGCCTTGGATATCGACCGTAAAGAACGAGTTGCGCATACCCGACGGCACGGGCGTCAAGCCAGCAGGGGAAGGCAGCTCAACTTGAGTGTTGGTCAGCAAAGACTCCGCGCCCCGAGAGAGGAGGAAGCCCGCCATATAGGTCTGGCTTCCATCGGTTGTCCTGTAATGCCCCGCTTTGAGCTTGCGCTTCACTCCGTCTTTATCGGAGTTGATGTGCATACGCTTGTTTTCGACGGTGATACGCGAATCCATGGTGTAGTCAGCCTGCAGCAGGATGTCCAAGACCCCGCCGGAGGGCGTGCGGCTCACAGCTCGACCAATGGTTTTCAAGGGTGCCTCAGCAGTGCCCTCTGCAGTGTCATCGCCGCTTACTGGGTTGACGTAAAACTTTTTGGTGTTGGAGGGGACTGCAGCGATAGCGGCGGCCACCGATGCATTGATAGCGTTGATTTTTCCGGTATAGGTAGCGATCAGCTCTTTACCGACCAACATTAGCTCGCCAACTACGCTTTCAAGACTCATAGATGATTACACTCCAAGGGTTTTTTGTGAGAACAGGTTTTGCAGGCTGATCACGGCGGTCGCGCTTGCAACAATGGCAATCAGCAGGTTTTCGCGATCGGACTCTTGGCGAGCCTCGGCCGCTTTCATGCGTTCGAAAAGAGCGGCCAGAAACTCACCAACCACGCGTTGTTGCTGCTCAGCGATGAGCAACTTCTTACCCTGCGCATCGATCTGATCCTGCTGCTTGGTGCCTCTCAGCATTTCCGCAAGCAACGCCGTAGCCTGTGCAGCCAGCGGCTCGGCCAAGGTGAGGTTGAGACCGGCGGTGTTGGCGACGATCGTCACGCTTTCAGCGGGAAGAGCCTCCAGCGAGAGGTCGTACGCCAGCAAAATGTTGCCCCCGGCCGGCTTGTAGGTCAGGGGGTCGCCAGTGCTGGACCACACCGCGAACAACGTGCCGTCAGACAGGAAGAAACCGACCTCCCGTACCCAAAAGGCCTTTTCATCATCCACTAGCGTGGTCAGGTGAATGAGCGAGCTACTCAATTGTTCGCCGCCGGCGACCGGATATTTTCCGACCTGGCCGCGCAGCGCCTTTTGATCGACAGTCGGTGTGTAACCCTGCGATCCGAGGCCTATGTAGGCGATTTCGGCCTGAAAACCGGTGCTGGTTGCATTCCATATCGCGGCCAGTCCGGCCTTGGTGATCAAGGGTTTTAAAGCGGTACTCATAAAACAGCCTCCATCGTGACGCGCACGACAGTACGGTTGGTGACCGCATTGGCGGCCAACATCCCCGTTTCTTGGTGGATCGGTAAGCTCTGCACCTCGACAGACCATCGGGGGACGCAGTGCGCGTGTGTCGCATTGGCCAGCGACAGGACTTGCTCGGCAGATGGCAGTGGTACCGCCTGGGCCTCGACAGAATGGCGCTGTACCTGCCGGAGCCGGGATGCGCTCACCAGCGCCAATGGTTGCTCAAAGAACGGCAGCGGGATGGGCTGCACCTCTGCCGATCGACGCAGCCAGCCCTGCACTCGAGCGGCATTAGCTGCAACCAGGCCGCCGTCGAAGCGGGCACCGAGGCGGAAGGTGTAGTGGCTGCGCTCGTTCTTGGTCGCGTCGACCAGGGCGCGAATCCGCTCCCCAAGCTGCGGGGAAATGATCGAACCTTCACCCTCTCGGTTCTCGTTGGCCCAGGCGGTAAGTTGGAACGTGTACGGGGCCGCGTTGGGAATCTCGCGCCAGTCCTTGTAGTCCGCATTGACCCGAACAGCCTTGAGTACTCGCCGGATGGCGCCGACGGTGCCCTTGGTTTTGTGGATTGGGATCGCCTCACGACTGAGCCCTCGTTGCTGCTCTCCGGTGTTGGCGGCTTCCCAGCCCTCGACTTTTAACGCCCAGCCGAGCCAGGGAAGGAAGTGTGTCGGGCAGCGGGCTGAATCGGCCACTCCACGGATTACGTCTGGGTCTATGTCCTGATCGCGCGCAGCCTCAAGGACTCGCTCCAGGAATGTCGCGTTCGAAGGCAACAAGCTCATGCGATCACCTTCGTGCTCAAGGAGATTGACGTGCAGTCGGGGTAACGCCGCTTGTCGCCCACGATGTCAGCGGTAGGCTTTTTCAGGTCAACCCGGCGAACGCCTTGAACATGCAGGGCGGCATAAACTGCTGAAAGTGATAGTTGCCCCTCCAGGTTTCTGGCTGCAGCAATCGCTTTGTCCAGACTGGTCCGGGATGCCGCTTTGACTACAGACGGCTCCGGGCCAGACTCAAGCTCAAGGATGGCCTGCACTTCAAAGGAGATCGGCTGACCCAGCTGGGTCCTCGGTCGATCGGTAATAGGTCGCACGCTTTCGGCGGAAAGGTTCGCCTGGACCTTCGAAACTAGGTCCTCTGGGGGCTCCTGGCTATCAACCCGAGGCAGTACGGCCAGGGAGACGTCGCCCGGCAGGGGATCGGTGAGACCTGCGGCGTACTCACATACCAGGACAATGGCCCCGGCCGGGAGCAGAGCTTTCAACGCGGCTGAAAGAGGTAGGGCAGTGAACGTGGGCGAGTCCACTGACACGCTTGCAATGCTGGCAGAGGCGCTCAACCCATGAAATTCGTACGCCCCGCGACTTCCGGCGCTGGAGAGCGCCTCCAGGGATAACCTGGTGCGATACCGCAATGCTTCGTCGCTTTCCATCATAGCGGCCACTGGGGGCACTGCGTCCGGATCGGCCGGGCGCAGGGTCAGCCTCTGCACACCGTAGTCCGCAGCGCGGTTGTCCAGATCAGCGTCCTCGGCATACGCCAGAAGACTGGCCTTGGCCGCATCATTCACGCGCTGTCGCAGCACCAACTCCCGGTAACTGCTCTCCTCGAGCAGCTTGGTGACTGGATCCGACTTCAATGCAAGCCGCGCAGCGATAGCGGGCTGCTCGGCCGCGGGGTAACTGCTGAGGTACTGGGCCTTACGAGTGACCAGGAGTGCTTCGAAGTCGAGCATCTCCACGACATCTGGCGGGGGCAGTAGGCTCAGGTCAATCATGCGGGAGGCAGTCATTGGGCAGCTCCCAGCTGGATTGGGGTTCGGATGTTGAAGGGCGCGTTGGTGTCGTTTTGCTTCGCCTCGATCTCCAGCGTGGCGCTACCCGACAGGGAATCGACATCCAGGCGCACGACGGCCAAGGTGATTCGGGGCTCCCACTGCATGATCGCCACGGCCGAAGCGGCGTACAGCCGCAGCCGGTTGGCCGCATTGAGGGGCTGGTCGATCAGCTCGGGCACAAGGCTGCCGTAGTCCCGACGCATTACCCGCGTGCCGATGCGAGTCGTCAGGATGTCGACGATGGACTGGGCGATGTGGGCCTCTTCGGAAATGGGCTCGCCGGTGTGCCTGTTCATTTCACTGGACTCCCGGTCTGACCTGGTCCAGGCATTACGCCTGCGTGCACGTGCTCGACCAGGCTGATGCCGTCTGCGATGACGTCGATCGACACCTCGACCTTGCCGGTGACTTTCTGGTTGCCGGTCTGGGTGTAGTTCCCCTCATGCACGATGTCGCCCACGATCCGGATCCCGCCGTCGCTGATGACTTCGGACGTGCCACCAGCCGGCAGAATCGCGCGCAGGTGATGGGCGACGCTGTCGTACTCGACCACAGCGCCATCGGCGTAGGTTCGGCGCTTGAGGCCTGCGCGATCGCCGTTGGCCGGGATCTGGTCACTGAACAAGCCGGTGATGGCGATGCCGTTGGCCAGTTGTCCACTGGGGGATAGCAGGATCACCTGCTCATCTACTGTGGGTGGATCCCAATCCCTGTCGGCACCAGCTCGCAGCGCGAGCCAGGGCAACCAGGTAGTCAGAATGCCGCCAGTCTGAACCTTCACGCGCGGCGGCGCGTGCTGCACCTCGGCAATCGTGCCAAGGCGCACCAGGTTTTCGAGAAGACGGCTGATTTCGGCGATTGAGTTCATGGCGCGATGGTCGCGCCACGCACGCGCAAGCGCAGCACGCTGCGCTTGTAACACGGGGGCCTACAGGCTGAGGTGGGAGAGAATGGCGTCCTTGAGGCTTTCCAGATCCGCGCTGCTGACGCCCAGCAACTGACGTTCTTCGTACTGAGCCGTTGGCCCGCGAGGGGCGATTCTGTCGCGCAGTCCGTACTGGTGCACGCGGGCTATGCGGCCAATCCGTCCTGAGAAACCGACCCCGATGCCTTTTGCATCGCCGCTGGCCTTCAGGTAGCTCGCCCGGCGCAGTTTCTGGAACATCTTGGCCTTGGCCTTCACGCGGCCGACCTTTTCGCGCAGTTTGTGGGGCCGTCGCGGGACAAACGGGGTGCCGTCGGGATTCCGCTGGCTTGCGATCCGCGTCTGTTGCTGCCGGCGCAGCTGTTGCGCAAGGGTGCGGGCCAGTTTGATGCGGCCAGCTGGCTCAAGCCGCTGCAGCAGAGGACCTGCGAAGTCCTCCAGGTCGTTGAGGCTAGCCATGTGCTGGACGCCGTGGGTGCATGGCGGGAAGAGCCATGGTCTCTGCCGGGGCGGGTGGCTGCCACTCCGCCACAAGTTCGCCACCCGCATACAGGCTCATTGGGCCGTGTTCTACGAAAGGCTCATACGGCAGCTCGGGAGCGTGGGTCACCTGGAACTTCCCATCGTCCTGGCGCTTCACCACCACGCGCTCGGTCAGCGCCAAGGTGATGCTCATGTCGACCTTGGAGCCATCCAGGATGTCGGCCTCGAACTTGATCCCTTCGGCTGACTTATCCAGATTCGCCATCAGCTCCGACTGGTTGACCCTTGCCCAGCCCAGGATCGGCAGCATTACGCTGTCCGGGTGGCCGGCGAAGTCGGTCAGCATGATCTGCAAGGTGTAGCCATATTCGAAGGACAGGCTTGCAGCCGCGGTGCACCTTACCTTGCCGGTATCGACAAACATGATCAGGCGCTCGGGATTGTTCTTCAGTCCTGGTACTGCTGCGAGCAGGTGCTCGCGAAGGCTATTTGGCTTGTCCATGATTCACCTGGTGCTGGTAGACGAGATCGACCTGGGCGGCACATTCGGCCCAGGCCAGTTCGGTGCGCTCCTGATCAGTCAGCAGCTGGCCGTTGCGGTTCGGGGATGTCGCTTGCAGGGTGCACGGCACCACTACCGGACAACCACTGACGGTAAGCGTCGGCGCCGGTGATGGCGGGGCGCTGCCGCAGCCGGCGAGCAGCATCAGGCAAAGGCTCGTCAGCCCAGTCCTGCAGTTCCTTGATTTCATGCTTGAGGTCCTCGATCTGGCGCTCGCGCTGCGCCAGACCCGTGCGCAGATCGCCCTGGAGCATCAGCAGCTTGGCCTGGCCGTCACGAACGGCTGTCAGGGTGGCTATCAGTTCGTTGGTGTTGGCGAGATTGCGCTCTGCCGTGGTCTGCGCGGCGGCGATCTGCTCCTTGAGGAGCTTGGTCTTCGCATTGCTGGCATCGAGATACTGGTCGATACCCCAGACCGCCAGGCCGAGAACGAGCGGTATCACAATGGCGCCGGCGAGCAGGAATGGGGCAGGGCGCAGGTCAATCATTTCCGGTACCAGCCCAATGCGTTCATGTCGGACTCGTCCAGCTTCTCCACATCACCGATGACAACCAGGCAAGGCGAGGCATTGAGCTGGTGCAGGGCTTTCCGAAGCTCTTCGAAATGGCCGTGGTCGAAATCATCCGGTAAGACCAGGACATCGTTTGGTTGGAGACGGTGTACCGCGAGACCTTCGAGCAGCTCTTTGTAGTTCATGCGGCCCCCTGGGCAAGCGCGCGGTCCTGATGACGTCCGAAGGCACGTTCAAGTTTCACGTCGTACAGGTTTCGCTGGTAGTTGGGGCCGTTGTAGAGCTTGGCCACCGTTGCCCACTTCAACGCTTTGAGCGCCTTGTGCAGCACCTGGTCGGTCTCGATGAATCGCACGAAGGCGTCCAGCTGCTCCGCTTCGCTGCGTTTCATGGCCGTCACAAAGTCTTGCACGCTGGAGTAGCCGAGTCTTTTCCAGTGGTAGCCCATCACCTGGAAGCCGCCCCAGCTGGCGGACTCCAGCGCAGCTTGTTCGTCGAACTGGCTCGCTTGGGCGAGGCGCTGATGCTCAGCAGTACCACCGATGTAACCGCCTGCCTTCGGGTTGACTAAATTAGGCACCTGCGTAGCCAGTTCGGCAGCGCGCAGGTTCAATTGCTCCTGGTCATCTGCCGGATCCCGTGCCACCTGCAGCCGTTCGTACATGACGTGGCGCTCAAACAGGATGACTGGCTTGCCGTTGTCGAAGAAGCCGCAACCTTGGGATTCAACCTCGTTCAAGGCATAGACCGCGGCTACCGGGACGCCAAGCCGCTGGGAGGCTTTGACCAGGTCCGAGTGTTTCAGCAGCTTCCGGACGTCCAGCCCCATCAGACTGGCCTGAGTTTTCGGCCCGGCCACCCCATCCGATACCAGGCCGGCCTTGAGCTGGTAGGCGCGTACAGCGTCTTCGGTGGAGTCACCGTAGTCGCCATCGGTCGCAAGCTTGGCGCCCTTGGCATTCAGTTTGCGCTGCAGGTCGCGAACTGCTTGAGACCGATCGCCGTGGCGAAGTGTGATCATGTGGCGGTTTCCTCTTTGCGTGTGAAGAACTTCTTCGCGGTTGCGCGGGTGAACTCGACGCCCAGCAAGCCGATGACGCCGCCGAAGAACGGGGCCGCGCTGATCGGAATGCCGATCAAGGACAGTCCATGGCTAGCCGAAAGAGCCAGGGCACCGCACAGCGGGGCCTCGACCGCCACTCGGCGGATTCCGCCACCGCCGTAGATCACCCGAAGGGCGGCAATGACGATGGCAAGGCCGCCGGCGTACACGGCGGGCCAGTTGTGTTCGAGCCAGGCAGCGAGCCAAGCCCAACTCTCGGGGCGGTCAGGCATTTTTTTCCTTCCTTGGTGAAGTGGTGTGCACGGTCAGTCCCATAGGCTCACTGTCTGGCGTTCGGGCGCAGTTGTCTGAATATCGGGAAGCGTGACCAACAGCCCGGCGGGCAGCACCGGGCCGTGACTGGCAAGGCCAGGATTCGCATCGAGCACGGCTTCGGCTACCCCAGCGGTGCGGCCGTAGTGACGCCAGCACAGTGCATCGACAGTGTCGTTTTGCTGGGTGCGCTTCTGGTCGGCCATCAGCTGTGGTCCTTGGGCTCGGCATGGTTGTCCAAATCCTCGGGATAAACCCATGGTCCGTTATCGCTAACGACCGCACCCGGTGAAACGCCTGTTTCTGGATTGCGGCAGACAGCCAGCCCCAGCGGGTGCAAGATTTCCCGGTTAATGCGGGCCAGCAAGCCGCGCCGGGAGAGTTCGTTCCAATCAATGATTTCAGGCTTGGCCATCACAGCAGTTCCACGGTAGTGCGCGATTTGCCCAGGAAGTCACGGACAGCCCAGCGTTGATCGCGGCGGTAGTCGTCGATGGTTGTTGCCGATTCGTCGGCGTTCTTACTGCCGCTCGCGGTAGTGTCGTAACCGCGGTACCGCTCGCAGACTTCGGCACCTGCGGCACACTCGACGGCACGCACGTATAGATGTGTGCGTTCAACGTCGCTGAGGAACTCGTCGCCTGGGACGGTGGCCAGGGTAGTGAAGCCCTCGGCCTGTCTGGCGAGCCGCCACTTGGCCAGGTCGCGATTGACGCTGATGATCGCTGCGACTACGGCAGTTTCGAGACGGGCAGGGGTGACGCTGGAATCAATGCGCAGGGTTTGCCGCAGCTTGTCCAGGTCGATGGACGGCCAGAAGGGGTCGCTGTTGATGTGGATGCCCGGCACCGACTCGCTCGGTACCAGGCCGCCGGCAATGAATCCGCTCATGGTCGTGCTCTGAATAGGTCGGCGGTGGTCGAAACTTCACAGCTGAGCCAATGGCCGCTGATCCGCTCCGAGCCGCCGGGTTGCGTGGGACGCTCGGTTAGCTGGCAGGGCCAGCGAGTTTTTTAAGGAGGCGCTCGGCCTTATCCAGGTCTTTCTTTCCGCCGCAGTTGTTGTCGAGCTTGATGGCTTCCTGCAGCAGCTCTACGCCAGCCGCCACTTGGCCAGGCGGGCCCGGGTTACTCTCGTCGAGGCCCAGCAGGGTTGCCCGAGCCAGTGCAAGTTTGAGCTTGGCCCGGGCTTCGTCTGGCATGTCCTGCTCTTCCGTGAGCAAGGCGGTGCGGAGCAGGTCGTCCACAGGGAAAGTGCCGCCGGCCTTCTGCGCGTTGAGCGCGGCCGTGGCGACTTCTTCGGCGATCAGGCAACCCGTGGTGCGGGAAAAGCGGTTCGGGGTTGGCAGGTTGTGCTTCAGCACGTACTCGGCAATGTCCAGGCCACCCGGGAAATCACCAGCGTCGAAGCGCCAGATCATCACGGTGGTCAGCACGTCATCATGTGCGCCTTGGCCAGCCTCAAGAATGCCGACGACATACGGGACGTAATCGGGCAACAGAATTTTCTTGAGCCTGGCCTTGGCCTGCTTCGACTGCACTTGTTTGAGGCGCAGCTGGTCCTGCTGCAGCTTTGCGAGCATCAGCTCATAGCTGGTCAAACCTTCCATCATGGCCGCCGGCGCAGTGGCGGCCGCGTCCTTGGCGGCCAGCTTGCGCAGCCGGGTGCGTTGGGCGAGGGTCAGAGACATGGTTAGACCTTCTCGATGTTCTCGACCAGGGCGCAGGCGCCGAAGTCTTCCACGACATACGCCTCGTTCGACGACTGGTAGTCGGCGATCTGGTCGGCGTCCGGTTCATCGCGCACGTGACGACGGCGCTTCTCGTTCTGGTAGTAGATCGACAAGTTGGACAGAGGGCCTACCCAGACACCGCCCTCGATGAAGAACGGGGCGTCGTACTCGATCGGTAGGCCACCCAGGCGAGTTTTAGCAATGATGTCGTCTGCTGCGTTGGCTTCTTGGTTGGAAGCAGCACCGTTTTCCAGTGCCTTGAGCTGCTTTTCGTGCAGCAGAGCGTGGTCAACGATTACGACCAGGTCGGAGCGCTTGCGATGCCATGGGTCGAGCAGCTGGATGGCGTCGAACACCAAGGCGTCGAGGGTCTTGTAGTCGCCAGTAGCGCCGATGGTTACCTTGCCGGCCACCTTGCCTTCATCGATGACGCGCTCTGGCGCGCGCTCGCGCATCTTCTGCAGCCAACCTACGTTGACATCCTGGAGCAGCGGGTTAGCTGTCAGGTCGGTGTCAGCCGCAGCACTGGTGCCGTTGAAACCGATCATGATGCGGTCCAGGCCTTGCTGCTGAGCGATCGAGCCAGACAAGCGGGTCTGGAAGTCTTTGAACTTCGCCCAGGCGTCGAGCCGTGCGTAAGGGGTGGCGGTATCGAAGTTGGTTTTCTTGCAGGCGTAGGTGTCAGCGGTGAGCGCTGCAACGTCACGAGGTTGACGGCGTTTGCCAGAACCAGTGGCAGTCCGGCCTGCGGTCGGGCCATTCACGCCCAGCAGGATGGCTTCGCCCTCCGCTTCGTCCACGCCGATGATGTTGATCTTTTTCAGGAACGCGCTGGATTCCTGAATCGCAGTCTCCAGCTTCTGCGCAGGGTTCGGCGCCACGGTGTAAGTCTCGGTCACCGAGCTGACATCGTTGATTTTGGCCTGGTTGGTCAGGTAGCCATTGAAGGCGATCCGGGTTGCTTTCTGCATGGTGGGTCTCCGAACTGGTGGTCTGTGGGGCTACGGGGATCAGTACTCGGCCTGGATCTGCCCGTCGCCACCGGTCACTGGTGGGCGTTGCGTCTGGGAGTGGTCTTCGGTTTCGCCCAGGCGCTTGACCAGCTCGTTGAAGTCCTTGGAAAGCTTGTCGTGGTCGGCCTGGAGCTTCTGGCGGGCGTTCTTCTCCGCGGTGAAGGCTTCGGCCTGCTCGGCACCATGGGTTGCGATCTGTTCGATCAGCTCGCCCAAGGCGGTAAAGCTGGCGGCATCCTTGCCTTCCTTGTCCTTGCTCTTGCCGAGTAGTTCGCCGACCTTGTCGCGCAATGCCGCGAACATGGATGGGGTTTCGACGACTTCCTCGAATTTGAGGGATACCTCTTCAGCGGCGCTGAAGAGGTTGTCCTGGTGCTGCTTTCGAGCGGCCAAGCCGCTCTGCGAACTGAACTTGAGGGCTTCAGTACCCAGGCTGGCCGGGCTGTCAGTGACCGCCAGGCCGACTAGGTACGCCTTGCCCGACTCAGCAAAGTTGAGCTGAACCTCTGCCGAGGTGTAGATCTTTTGGCCCTTCTTGTTCAGCTCGATCAGGCTCGCGGTTGGCTCGATCTTCCCGTAGAGGGCGAGCTTCTTCTCGCCGCCGATCTCGACCTCTTCGGCCTTCAGGGCCAGCACATCGCCAAACGAACCGAACAGGCTGTCCGGGCCCAGGCCGCGGATGTGCTCGCAATTGAGGCGGGCACCGTATGTTTTCGGGTCATAGGTCGCGGCCATTTGCTCGATCCAGGAGCGTTCGATGGTGCGGCCGTCAGTGGTTGCGCCCTCGACGAAGATGCGGAACCAGTCGGAGCGGTAGTTCTTGGCGGGGGCGTTACTTGCGGCCATGTGGGCAGTCCTCAGTGCAGTGGCGTTGTGCCTTGCGATGAGGGGCATGGTCCGCAGCCGGGACACCAGCGGCAACGTGCTGCACTTGTAGGCCTCACGGCTACAGTGGGCGCCAGTGGGTGAATACGCGCGCGAGCGGCAGCATCGGCGCCATGAACACTACCGCCCAACCCACACTCGATCCGCGCCGCCAAGCCAAGTTCATGTACTGGACGGGTTGGCGCATCACCGATATCGCCGCTTACCTGGACGAGAAAGAGAAAACCGTCCACAGCTGGAAGGCCCGAGACGAATGGGATAGGGCGGACAATGTCGAGCGTATCGGCGGCGCGCTGGAGGCGCGGTTGGTGCAGCTGATCCTCAAGGACGGCAAGACCAGCGGCGATTTCAAGGAGATCGATCTCCTACACCGCCAGCTGGAGCGGCAGGCACGTATTCAGCGCTACCAGGGCGGCGGTACCGAAACCGACCTCAACCCGAACATCGCCAAGCGCAACGAAGGACCGAAGAAGCAGCCCAAGCGCAACGAGCTGGACGAGGACCAGATCGAGCAGCTGGTCGAGGCGTTCCGGGACAGCTGTTTCGATTACCAGCTCGACTGGTACCGCGCGGGTAACCAGCGTACCCGGATGGTCCTCAAAAGCCGGCAGATCGGCGCCACGTTCTACTTCGCCCGGGAAGCGCTGATTGACGCCATCACGACCGGCCGCAACCAGATTTTCCTGTCGGCCAGCAAGGCCCAGGCCCACCAGTTCAAGACGTACATGCAGGCATTCCTCAATGAGGTCTTGGGCATCAAGCTTACCGGCGACCCCATCGTGCTCTGGAACAACGCCGAGCTGCACTTCCTGGGCACTAACTTCCGCACCGCCCAGGGCCGATCAGGCAACTTCTACTTTGACGAATTCTTCTGGGTGCACGGCTTCGCCGAGATCAACAAAGTCGCCTCGGGCATGGCGCTGCACAAGAAGTGGCGCAAGACCTATTTCTCGACGCCGAGCAGCATGGCTCACCCGGCGTACACCTGGTGGACCGGTGAGCGGATCAACAAGGGCAAACCGACCGCCCAGCATATCCAGCTGGATGTGACTCATGAGGCGCTGCAGCAGGGACGGCTCTGCGAGGACAAGATCTGGCGGCAGATCGTCACCATCATGGACGCCGAAGCCAGGGGATGCGACCTATTCGACCTAGATGAACTGAAGCTTGAGTACGATGCTGCCGCCTTCCAGAACTTGCTCATGTGCCAGTTCGTGGATGATGGGCAGAGCATTTTCCCGCTGAGCATGTTGCAGCCGTGCATGGTGGAAAGCTGGGATTGGCCAGGCTACAGCCCGTTTGCTGCCAGGCCCTACGGTGAACGTCCGGTATGGGTGGGCTACGATCCCGCTGAGACCGGCGACTCGGCCGGCCTGGTGGTGGTGGCTCCGCCACTGGTGCCGGGAGGGAAGTTCTTCGTCCTGGAGAAACACCAGTTCCGCGGGATGGACTTCAATTCCCAGGCCGAGACCATTCGCCAGATCACCAAACGCTACAACGTGGCTTACATCGGCATCGATACCACCGGCATGGGCAGCGCCGTCGCGCAGCTGGTGCGCCAGTTCTTCCCGGCGTTGCGCACCTTTAGCTACAACCCCGAGGTCAAAACACGCCTAGTCATGAAGGCCTGGGACGTAATCAGCAAGGGCCGCCTGCAATTCGATGCCGGCGCAACCGACATTGCCCAGTCGCTGATGGCCATTCGCAAGACCATCACCCCCGGTGGTCGCCAATTCACATACACCGCGGGCCGGACTGAGGCCACTGGCCACGCCGACCTGGCTTGGGCGCTCTTCCACGCGCTGCACAACGAGCCGCTCGAAGGACAGACCGCAACCAACACACGCATCATGGAGATCTTCTGATGGGCAACATCGATCAGGCCGGCGCCTTGCCGGCGCCCGCGGGTGAGCTGCTCGCCAACCCCAGCGCCCGGGCCGAAGCGTTTACCTTTGGCGACCCGATACCGGTCCTGGACGGTCGGGAGATCCTGGATTACCTGGAGTGTTACGACAATGGCCGCTGGTATGAGCCGCCAGTGTCGTTGGACGGCTTGGCCCGGTCATCTAAGGCGAGTGTCTACCTGCAGTCTGGCCTGATCTTCAAGCGCAACGCACTGGCCAGGACCTTCAGGCCCCACAGGCTGCTGAACCGCCAGGCCTTCGAGCAGATCGTCATGGACCTGGGCTGGTCGGGAAACCTGTACCTGGAGAAGCGTGACAACATGCTCCGCGATACCCTCGGCCTTCGGCCATGCTTGGCCAAGTACATGCGCCGTGGCTCCGATCTGCAGACCTACTACCAGGTGCGCGGCTGGCGAGATGAGCACGAATTCCGGCCGGGCAGCATTTGCCACCTGCGCGTGGCAGATATCAATCAGGAAGTGTACGGCCTACCTGAGTGGCTGCCGGCGCTCCAGGCCGCCCTGCTGAATGAGGCAGCCACGCTGTTCCGGCGCAAGTACTACCAGAACGGCAGCCATGCGGGGTTCATCCTGTATATGACCGATGCCGCCCAGAATGAAGACTTTGTCGACGACCTGCGGAAGGCGATGAAGAGCAGCAAGGGCCCGGGCAACTTCCGCAACCTGTTCATGTACGCGCCCAACGGGAAGAAGGACGGTATCCAGCTCATCCCGATCAGCGAGGTGGCGGCCAAGGATGACTTCGGCGCGATCAAGAACATCAGCCGCGACGACCAGCTGGCCATGTTGCGGATCCCGCCGCAACTGATGGGCGTCGTACCGCAGAACTCTGGTGGCTTTGGTTCGGTGCGAGAGGCTACCCAGGTGTGGGCGGTGAATGAGCTGGAGCCCGAGCAGGCCAGGCTGCTGCAAATCAATGAATGGTTGGGGGAGGAAGTGATCAGGTTCAACTCTTATGAGCTGCCGATCACCGCGCCCTAGGGCCGATCAATCCTGAGCCGCTTTTCTGCCATTCCTGCGGAATATTCTCTCCACTAGGCTGCGCAACCACCACCATCGGCGGCGCAGCTTTCCGGGATTGCTGAATGCCTGTCCACCTGCAATCCGCACAAAGCATCCGCCTCGACCTAGATATTTTCGTTGATATGCACTGAAAGGTGCGATTGCTTCATGCAGCCTTATGGAGCATTCCGAGCGAGCTTCCATTCGCTTTGGCAATCCTGGCCATGCGTCGGCATCGTCAAACCAGTCGGCCAAGCTGCCATCCGCTTCGACTATCCCGATCGATGTGAGCTCAACCGCGTGCGGGCTTAGGTTGGATACGTAGACGACGTCGTCGTGGTGATCGCATCCAAGGGAAACTCTGACGCTGGTCCTTCCCTTCCATAATGCCCATAAAGAAAGGACCAAGCCGGCAAATGCCGGTATGCGGGCGCCCCAGTCAGCATCCTTCCACAGCTCATGCAGCCATTCAAATTCCATTCCTGCTCTCCCGATATCAGTTCGTTGGCCTGAATCTATCTGCCGCTGCATCCGGTCCCACCATACGAAGAGCTTTCCGGAAACGCCATTCTCTGGAGAAAGCGGCGATGCTGCATCAGATATCGAAGACAGAAAAGCCGCCTTTGAAGGCGGCTTTTTTGCGTCGCTAGGACTTGAGGAAATGGGAAGTTTTAGTATGTAAAACCCCAGCTAATACTACCACTCGAAGCCGGTTCAAGCTAGTGGCGACACACCTCGAGGCTAATGAATTCAAGGGGTTCAGCCACATTCAGTAGCGCATTGCCCAGCGCGGCCAGTCTTCGCCTTTGCACCCACCGTAAAACTGGCAGGCGGCCTCATGGGCGCTCAGGTCTTTGGGGATTCGTTCGGCTGCATAAAACGCATCGTCCATATGGATGAGCAGACCGGTACCTGAATAGTGGTCCCTCTCTTTCCCCTCTTCATCATGTCGGGACACGTTGATCGCATTTGCCATCAGCGCAGTTTGAACCTCGGTGATGAACTGAAACTTCTTCCAATCGAACTCGGCCAT